TTTTTATATATTTTTTCTTTTGTATAGTTTCTTTTGTATGTAAAGTTTTCTTTACTAGTTGAGTAACGAAATCTTTACTAGTTGGCGTTGAAATCTTTACTAGTTTGGTTTTCTTTACTAGTTGCCACTCATCATAATTCTTGTTAAAAGCCCATAGGTTAGAGCATTTAAGGCTGTTGCCTTTCTTTACTAGTATAAGTATCTTTACTAGTTGTAATGTTTTTAAACTGCTACATATAGCCATTTTAGACACAGGTATTGCTTTTGTGAATTGGCTTAGGCTTATCTCGTCTTGTTTTTTGTGGTAGCCATAAGTTTTGCGTAAAACAAGTAACATTATGGCTAATTCAGTACCATTTAAACCAGTAGCTATTATTTTTTCTAGTAGTTCATTTGCAATAGCTGTATATCCATTTTCTTTTTGAGGACTAGCCATATTATCTCCTTATATTTTTAGGTATAGTAAACATACTTGTTTCCTCTTTTTCTACGACCTTTGATTTTCTTATTTTGTTTCTTCTCTCTAGTGCGTCTTTTAGTGCCTGTTTTTCTTTGACAAGTAAACTATGTTTTTGTTTGGCATAATCTTTAATACCATCTGACAACACTTCTAGGTGATGTGGTTTAAGTTCTAAACCCATTTCAACTAAGCTGTCATAGATTGACCTACGGTGTTCTTTTAAATTCATATTTAAAATTTACAAATAAAAATAGCCAACTTTAGAGTGCGAAAGCTTGTCGGAAAACACACAATAGAGTTGGCTATGCTTACTTTTAATTTATTTTTTGACAAGCTTATATTCATATTGAGTTAATATTAACACACCATTTATCGTTTGTCAAGTCTGCTAAATGAAAATTGTCCACACCCCTTAGTATTGTTAAGACTTTAAAAAAATGGTAAAATATAAGTGCTTAGTAATAGATTAGGATGTTTAACTAGTATATTCGTACGGTATACAGCGTTAAATATTCTAACTTGTTAATAACACTGGAGGTATGAACAGTTCACATAATAATTTAGCAACCCCAACACTTTAGTTTAGTGTTGTTTTTGTTGTTTTTCTATCCTATTCCATTAGGTAATGGTTGGATTTTAAAGTGTGGTATCTACCTAGGGCTGGGTGCAATCAGTCTGGGGTAGAAAGACAATAATTACTTATAGCGTGATGGTATTAGTTGATGAGTCCCCTCCTTCTCGGAAACTATACTATCACCTTGTAAGTAATTACAAGTTTTTTTCTTAACCTATGAACATTTGTTTGTAGGTTAGAGCAAAGCTGGTGGGGGTACCTACTCATCAGTAGGCTCTAATTTACACATAATTGTTTCTCTATCTTAATCTGTGAGGGCTACGGCACTCCGTTCAGCTATACTAGTTATCAAAGCTGAAGAGCAGATTAGGGTAGAAAGATAATTACTTATGCTGGGAAGGCTTAAAAACAAAGGCTTAGCTCACTAGAACTTCTAAGGGGATTCTACTGGGAAGCGTTGGCGAGAATCAAAAGCCTCACGCTAACGAAAGACATATTAGCTTTCTCGCCATAAATAATGATTATGATATTAATATGCAACTGTGGAACTGTAATACTAGAAGACACCAAGATAACACCCTGTAAACACTATCAAAAAGAAATATTACAAGAGGTACTAAAACTACTAAGCTATGAAACAACACATAACCTTAAAAGCTAGAGAAATGTACCTGAGTGGAATGTCCACTAGACAGGTGGCTAAAGAATTAAACAAGGGTTTTGCTACTATTTATAGATGGTGCAAAGATATTATTAGAACCAAGAGCGAATCATTAAAGGGTGATAAGCACCCTTTATACAAAGGTGGTCATATTGATGAAAATGGATATAATAGAATATGGGTAGATGGTAAATTATGCTTTGAACACAGAGTATTAGTAGAAAAAGATTTGAATTGTAAGTTGGCAAGAGATGAATATGTTCATCATATTAACGGTAACCCAAGTGATAACAGATTAGAAAATTTAAAAGTAATGAGTGCCAGTGAACACACAGCATATCATAACTTAGAAAGGGCAAAAGTATGAATAAAGATAAGGCAAAACTAAACGAAAGACAAGAAAAGTTTTGTCAGCTATATGTAAACGGCGACAAGGAATTATTTGGTAATGGAGTACAAAGCTACCTAGAGGTATATGAGATAGATAAGACTAAAAAAAACTGGTATAAGACAGCTTGTGCAGCTACATCACAACTATTAAGTAATATTAAGGTAATTGATAGAATTAAAGACTTACTAGAAACTGGAGGATTTAACGATGAGAACGTAGAAAAACAACACCTATTTTTATTAAACCAACATTCAGACTACGGTGTAAAGATGAGAGCATTAGCAGACTACTACAAATTAAAAGGCAAATACGCTCCAATACAAACTGATATAACAACAAAAGGTGAAAAGATAGACGGTATTCAAATGGTAAACCCTTATGAAGATAAAACTAAAACCAACGAAGAAACAGTTTGACGCTTATGAAGCTCTAAAAACAAAAGATGAAGTTTTCTTTGGTGGTGGAGCTGGGGGTGGCAAAAGCTGGTGGCTATGTGAAAGCAGATTAGTAAATTGCTATCTTTACCCAGAGTATAAAAGTTTTATTGGTAGAGAGGAATTAAAAAGATTAATGCAATCTACTTACGTAACTTGGCAAAAGGTATGTTCTTTCCACAAGATACCATCAAATGATTGGAAACTAAACGGACAATACAATTACATAGAGTTTAAAAACGGTAGTAGAATAGACCTAATAGATTTAAAGCTAAACCCTTCTGACCCACTATACGAAAGATACGGCTCACTAGAGTACACTGATGGTGCAATAGAAGAAGCTGGTGAGGTAAATGCTTTATCAAAAGACGTACTTGGTTCTCGTATCGGCAGACACAAAAACAAAGAGTATAATATTAGACCAACACTTTCAATTACAGGAAATCCTAAAAAGAATTGGACGTACAAAGAGTATTACAAACCACACAGGGACGGAACACTACCAGATAATATAGCTTTTATTCAAAGTCTATATAGTGATAATCCCTTTACAGCAGAAAGCTATAAAAAACAACTTAGCCAGATAAAAGACAAATCAACAAAACAAAGACTGATGTTTGGAAACTGGGAATATGATGATTCAGATACGAGTTTAGTAAAGTACGACGACATACTTGATATGTTCACTAACCCAGTTAAAGAAAGTAACGATAAATATTTAATAGCTGATATAGCAAGATACGGTGGAGATAAGATAGTAAAAGGCAAGTGGAAAGGTTTGCATTGTTACAATATTAACTGGAAAGAAAAACAAGGACTAGACACTACAACAGCTGAAATAAAAACAGAGTTAGTAAACGACAACATACCACGCAGTAAGTGTATGGTAGACGAAGACGGTGTCGGTGGTGGGGTAAAAGATAACATCAGTGGTATAAAGGGTTTTGTAAATAATTCAACACCACTAGAAGTACAAGGCGAAAAACAAAACTATCAAAATTTAAAAACACAGTGTGCTTACGAACTAGCACGAAACATAAAGCTACATACAATTAAAATATCAGTAGAAGATGAGCAAGTAAAAGAATGGATAATAGAAGAACTAGAACTACTTAGAAGTAAAGACGCAGATAAAGATGGTAAGCTAAAAATAATACCAAAAGAAGAAATGAAAGAATTAATAGGTAGAAGTCCAGACTTCCTAGATATGCTAATTATGAGAATGTGGTACGAGTTAAAACCACACATAACAACAAATCAATTCACAGCAACTAAAAAACAATTCGTATAAATAATATGTCAATCGGAAAATACGTACTAGACCAAGTACAAACATTTCAAACAAGAACTGTAAAAGTAACAAGTACGCCAAACGGTATAAATGACGAAGGCTACTTTTTTAGTCAGTACGATACATTACAAAGAATAGACCACTACATAAACAACAAGTACGTTGATAGAGGACAAGACGAAGATACAATATTTTGGAATCTAGCCAACCCTCGTATCACTCACTTCGCCAAGAACATTGATTTAGATACTAAAGACTTACAACCGTATGGCATTGGTGATACATCTTTTGTACAAGTGTTTGTATTAAAGCAAAAGTTTTATAGATGGTTAGAAGATAACAAGTTTGCTATCGGCTTAAACGATATGAGTGAGGGCATAGCAACATACGGCTCAACTGTTTTCAAACTATACAAAGGAGAACTAAAACCAGTTAAGCTAAGTAACTTATATTTTGATATTACAGCTGAAAGTGTACGAGATACACCAATGGTAGAAATGCACTATATGTCAGAGTATCAGCTACAACAGAAAAAAGGTGCTTGGGACGGAGTTGAAAAAGTATTAGAAAAACCCCCAGAAACTGATTCAGAAAACCCAAACAAAACACCTTATTACGAGGTATGGGAATATACAGGAGAATATGAAATAGATGGTGAAATGGTTTACAAACACTTTATAGGTACAGGCTCTGGTGATGGAGAGGTTATTTTCCTAGACGAAAATAAAAAACAAGAGGACAGCCCATACTATGATTTTCATATAGGCAAGTATCGTGGTAGATGGCTAAGAGTGGGTGTAGTAGAAAGACTATTTGATTTACAAGTAAGAGCTAACGAATTAATTAATCAAAATAGAGCAGCTAGTGAGATAGCAAGTCTACTATTATTAAGAACACAAAACGGTGAACAGCTTGGTAACGTATTACACCAAGTAGAGAACGGTCAGATTATACAAAGCGATGATTTACAACAAATAGGAATTACAAATACAGGACTAAACCAGTTCATTACAGAACTAAGAGAAATAGAAGCTAAAGCTGATAAACTATCATTGACCCCTGAAATTATACAGGGTGATACAGCACCATCTGGTACACCATTTAGAAGTGTAGCAGTAGTAAGTAATGCAGCTAAAAGTACATTCAAATACATTAAAGAGCGTATCGGTGAAACACTAGGCTATATCTTAAAAGAAAAGATATTCCCTGACCTAATGAAAGACTGGAACGTAGCAGACACTTTGGAATTAGCAGACAATGAACAAGACGTACAGTTCTTTGACGAGGAAGCTAAAAAAGCTATGAAGTGGAATATGTTTTTAGATAATGTACTTAATGGTAGAACAATTACAGCTGATGACTTAGAAAAAGTAGCAGAACAATTTGAATCAGGCATAGTTAATAAACAACGTAAGCTAAAATATCCTAAGAACTACTTCAATTTTGAGTACGGTATCAGAACAAACATCACAGGTGAAAGTGTAGACAAGGCACAGCGTAACGACGCTATGTTTAATGCTTTACAGATGGTTCAACAAAATCCAGCAATAGTAAACACACCACTATTTAGACAGTATGTAGAAGATAACGGTATCAACTGGTGGAAGCTAACAACTAAGCAAAAAGAAGAGTTGCAACAAGGTCAAGCACCACCAACAACACCTATCGGTGGTAAAGAAGATAAACTACTAGCACAAGTAGATAGCACAGAGTAATATGGATATTAAATATAAAGAATTAGACAACAAACAAGGTAAACACTTTATTAATATTCTGGTATCTACAGAAGATAAGATAATACTAGATGTAACATCAGAAAAAGAATATTTTAATTTAGAAGAGTTTATTAAATTGTTAAACGATAAGGTATGAATAAAGAAGCAATAAAAGCTACAATGCAAACAAAAGGCTGGGAAGAGATTGAAGCTATGCTTAATAATGAAATAGTAAATAACAATAAAGATATAGAGATTGATAAATTAGATGACAGAACAATAGCAGTTCAAACAATAGGTAACATAGTAGCAGGTAGAATGGTAAAGAAAGTATTAGATAAGCTAGATACGATAAAGAACGCTAAAACAATAAATAGTAATAAAAGTTATAAATAGAGTTCCTAGACCTCTTAAATACTAGGACGAGCTTCTTCCGACTCTTAATCGGAATACAATAATATCTTCTATGGAAGATGAAAACTTGGAGAATACTCCAGTTGAGGAGCAAACCTCTCAAAAAGACGGTGGCACCGAAGAGCCTGTAACCTTACTTGATGGGCAACAAGAGGGTGAAAGTCACAAAGACTATGCCGAACGTCTTATGGACGAGAAAGCAGAGTTAGACGACAAGAACAAACAGCTCTATGCTAGGACTAAAAAACCTAAGCCTAAAGCTGGTACGCCTGATAATTCAACGCAACCAGATGTTAAAGACATCTCAAAGTTCTATTCTACTGGAGGAACTGATGAAGAATATAAAGTCCTTGAAACTATTATGAAAGGACAAGACAAGACTTTTTCAGAAGCAGTTAAAGACGACCTCTTTACTACTTTCCGAGAGGGAGAGAAAGCAAAGAAGAAAGCGTCAGACGCACAGCTGGGTGCAAGTAATGGCTCTCCTGAAGCTAAGAAGGTTGATACTTCTAAGATGACGGAAGAGGAACACAAAGCACACGCTCAAGCAGTAATCCAAAAAGAAATGAACGGGTAGGTTGTATAAAGATATTGTATGGCATTTCCTACAACAACAATGACAAGTACAACTCTTGCAAAC